AACAGTAAAGACGTAGTCGGTCTAGGGGAAACCGACAACCCACATAACCAAACACATGATCAAACCGAAAGCATTCCCGCATTGCCGCTCAGCCACGGTCCCATTGCGCAATTACTGCAATGAAGAACCGGATCGAGCGGGGCGCGCGCAAATGATGCTGCATACCTTCGCAATTTGATCCTCGGACGGAGGTCATGGGACCGTAGTTCAAGGTCCTCCTCCAACTCCCGCGTCGCAATTTCTTGACGCGTGGGAAGCACGGCAGGTCTACGTTCGCGGATCGAGATGTCATAAACCAGACGTCTCGCAACGATCGCACCGGGCTTCATCCATCCGAAATGCCTCATGTGTCTCAGGAACCATGACCACACTCTCCGATTCTGCGAGAGAGCGACCTGAGCGAGTTTGGTGTCATCAGCCACAGCCTCAACTTCTTCTGGTAGTTGCCAGAGCACCCAGCCTTCCAGAGAGGGACTATCCAGACCATCCACTTCGGAGCTTCCAGCTTCAGCATAGTGGTGGGGCACTTCGCCAAGTGCCGAGCGCAATTCTTTCAGCGCTGCCTCATGGATTCGCGTCTTCGCAAAGCCCTTCCATTGTACAGGAACAGGCGGCGGACGCTCAGTCCGAGATCTCCAAGTTGAAACATTTATCATCGCTGTGACAATCAGACGGTCAATTTCTGAAGGACCGTACTGACCAATGGGTTCTAATCCTAGCCCCCCGTAGCACTCCGGAACGTACCACGGCATAAAGTGCTCACGTGCAACGTCCAAGAGCTCCACGTTCTTCTGCAGAAACATTTCGTGAACTCGAATCTTATCCTCTTCTGGACACTCGGCAAGAACCGCGCGATGACGCGCACCGAGGGAAGAGTCCCACTCTACACCATTGCCCAACAAGTTGAGCTTTGGCTCATTCGTTTCCTGATCCGACATCGATCTTTTCATGCCTAGAACAAGTCCCAGGCGGATGACGGACACGCGCTGAAACGTTCGCGCGTCGGAATCCTCCGAAGGAACATGGAGGAAAGTGGTAGAGTTCACATTGCAGAAGTGGTCGGAATAATAGACTTTTCCGACCGATGGTTTGAGGCCAGCCATTGTACCAAACAGATTCCAAGCTTCGTAGCCTTTCGGCGTCACCTTTAAAAGACAATCGTCGCCGTTCACCATCAGAGGTGCTTCCTGGAGACTGACTGTCGCATTACGATCATGTTCGATCGCCATACGACAAACCGCTGCGTTGACAATGCAGAGGATTGGGAAAGATATTATTGATCCCATCAGTTGACCCCAGGTCTGAGGTAAAATTTCATTTCCGACGACAAGGTGATGCCGCGTCAACACGCGGAGTCCCAACTCACGCAATGCTACGGGAATCGCACAAGTCTCACACACTGTCAGCCAAGCGGCCTCACTGAGCCGCGGATCCAGCTGGTTGGTGGCGTCAGAGTAATCGCCTGATAACCAACCTTCATCACCCCGGAGGTCGCCCAGTCTTGGGCGTAACATTCTTTCCTCAACGGGCCCGCCTATCAATTCAAAGGCGGGGTGTCCCTTCAAAACCTTCCACATAAATGTCTGCACAGGTTTCAGCGCAAACATCGTGAGAGGGGGCTCCTTCGTGATGACCCTGACTTTCAGGGCTTCCTTGAGGCCGAGTGCTTCGGCCACTGGATCTTCAGCAATCGCAGCACGTATGGCGGAATTATATGTATGCAGGAATTGGTCTCTAGCACCATCAAATCCTTCAAGTACAAAGGAAGGGTTTACATCAAGACCGATGTATTCCTCTGTAGGCTCCTGATAGATCTTCAGATGCTTCTTAGGAAGAGTACCAAAGAAATTCTTCTCCCGCAACACACCAAACGTGCCAAGTTTCTTTCGCGATCGAATTCTGTTAGCTGAAAATGACGGTGTGATCCATGAATTGAGCATGTCGCGATTCGTGAAACGTGTCCCACGAAAGAGCTCGCGCGCAACTCCTCTTACATGCTCTTCCAGTTGAGCGAATGACGTAATCCCGTGGAGACGCTGATGATCTCGGAGACCAGGCACAAGCACAGGTTGCTGTCGCCATGGTGTGGTCCGAGGGATTGTTAGCGCCTCCAGAGTCTTCGCCACTGATGATTTGACAAGATCGTCATCAGGCCGGGGGGCACCGGTCTTGACGAGCAGAACAGACGAAAGAAATTCCTGTCTGCGCATTGGGGCGGACTTCTTGAGCATCCTCCTGATGAATCGGCCAGCACGGCCGCCAAGAAGATGGAGTGGGTGAGAAGGTGCCATCCCGGCAGGTGCCGGCGGCATCGTTTTATCTCGCAGTAAATCTTTCTGCGCGTACTGATAAAACACGGCGAGTTTGTATTTCGCCACTTTCATCCAATCTCCGGTCTGTGAAAACCATTCAGACCACTGCTTCACATCCCCACGTCTGTCAAATCCCTCACGCTTAAAACCAAAAAGCGTGAGAAACTCAACCAGAACCTGAACGAACTCTAAACTCCTGAGCTCGTGGTTCTCGGTTTGGTCTTGTGCTGGACCAGGATTCTTCTCTACCGTCTGCAATTGGCTTCTAATAAAAGCCGTGACGCAACTGAAACACCATCGCGTCTTGCTAGCTGCCGAAAGTCTTTGGCAGCAAACGGGGCACAGCACACCCGAGGTAGACTTTCCCGCGGAAGGCGCATCGCCGCGAGAACCTATCTCACTTGGTTCGTCAAAGTTTAAATTTCTTATAGACATGACGAATGTCTTCGATTGATTACTGAA